TCTCTCAGTTGAGCCTCAAACATTGTTCCCCCGCAGATATAACCGCCGTTTCCTTCATCACACTATCTTTCAACTCGGCCAATGCTTTGGCATTAGCCTGCAACTTGGCAAGCCGTTCCGGCATGGAAACTTGGATATTGAAATCTGCAAAATATTCCCAGCGACCTTTTGCCGGAGCTTCACCATTGCAAAATTGGTACAAAAACTCACAAACGTCTTTACGCGCCAGCTGGTTGAAACTTATTGTCTTCGTCCCGTCCAATCGGCTGATAGCTTCCAAATAGGTCTTACGATGTTCTAGCTCCAGCAAGCCTGGATACAATCCGCAGCGCCCAAGGCTAAAAGCCACCGCCGACACGGGCCTTTGGATGACTACCAGTTTGGCCTCCGGCATCCTGTGCCGGATAATCCGCCAAGCCATCATTGCCCCGGTTTCGCAACTTCCTGCAAGCCTATCCCGGCCGTAGAATTGGGATATGAAATCCCCGATGGTCTTACAATCAATGGCCGTATCATGCCCCACCGCCCCCGGTGACGGGGCAAGAAAATGGCTCAACCACGCCGTTCGCGACCGTGGCATCCCGAATACCAGAAACGGCTTTGCCTTTGCGTTCATCCCGCCACCCATGCGCTACCGTTGAAGAAAACCGGGATAACATAACCACCCGAAACAGCCGCAGTAACAGTAGCCCCTACCGCATAACTTGCCGCCGCCGCATTTGTAACCCAGCTGCGGGTGCCTTGCAATTGCCCTGACGGCAAAGTCGCCACGGTGTAACCTCCGGCCTGCCCCGTACCGCCATTTGCAACCGGCAACACACCAGTCACATCCGCATTCAAAGCCACCGCGCCCCAACTTGGTTCGCCGACAGAATTTCCATGCAGCACGGTAAAACCAGTACCCAAACCCAACGGTGTGCTAGGCGAAGCCCCAGCTCCGCCACCTAGCATCAGCTGATATTGCCCTAGCACCGGGCTGCTTTGCCAAGTACTGCCGGAGCTAAAATACGGCACTCCACCGGAAGTCCCCGACACCGTAAGAGTAAAAGCTCCAACGCTGCTGACCGGGCTACCAGCAACCGCTACAATACCACCGTCAAAAACCAATCCCACGCTACTGACCGTACCAAGCAGCGCTTGTTCCGCACCCGTGGCCGCATTGATAATGTATATCTGGCTTCCAATCTGTTGAAGATAAAACGCTTCCTGCAGCGTTCCATTAGTCCCCGCCCGTTGCCAGAGGGAGATTAGGAATCTGGCCCAGGGCAGAGTCAGATTTCCTTGCCCATCAACAACTGGGGTGTTTCCCAGCGGAAAGCCTTGGTAGTTTTGATACCCAGTCGCTACTGTCACCATTGCGTTTGCGCCTTAGCTGTTAAGCACATGAACGTCAACCCAAGCCCCGTTCAGTGCAACTGAACCGACGGCTGAATAGCTGAGTTCAAAAACCACATCGCGGCCAATGCCAAGCACTTGCCACTTTGGCTCTGTCAGATATTGCCCTGGCGTTCCCAAACTCATCGGGATAGGTTCGCCAAAACTTTTACCTCTATCCAAACTTACACGCAGGAAAACTTGACCAGCAGCACCGTTGGCATCCAGCGGCACATCGCCAACTTCAATATCCGCGACAAAGTTGTTAAACTTGACTCTTTTTCCTTCTGCTTCCTGCAGTTGCCCGTTGGGATTTGCACCAGCAAGAATGTGCGGAAAAGTTCGAATACAGCTGATATTTCCCAACGTACCATTTACAGTATCGGTATATGTATCCCTATCCAGCATATACAACGTACCGTATTGCCAATCTTGCCCCACGTTCAAACCGTACAAATTAACCGTGCTGACTATTCTATCCCGCTGCAAATTTCCGTTTTGATCAGTCCAGCACCGTTGATGCCAAGCAAGATTAGGATCACCGATGCTAGCATCGTAAACCCAAGTTTGATTTCCAGCTGGAAAAGTCAAACCGTAGAAAACATGCCCGCCTTGCTGATAGGTATATCCAATAGCATCACTAATCCCAACGGTTTTAATCATTGACAAGATTGCATTTTCCAACGCATGATTCGACACCCGCATCGTAGTGTAACCAGTTTGTTTAAAAACTATCCCCGCACCTTGCAGGTCCTGCCCGAGCCAATAGGTATTAACATCCTCTGTCGCCCAGCTATAAGCCGCTGTGCAGCCGTGTTCAATACTAGCCCCAGGCAATTCTGCAAAAGGAAACCCGACATTGCCGGCGTCGTACCAGATTTCAGACTTAAAATTACCCAAAAGCAGAATCTGCCTTCTGGTCACACCCAGGGTTACAATATCTCCCGGATAGTTATTCTTCGCCGCGACATAAGTCGGGTCAATCGTTGTGACGTTGTTCAGGGTAGAAAAGAAAGCATTTGTTCCAACCAGATTACCAATGATAAAACCGTCGATAATATCCAATCTTGTACTGCCGGTGAACGTCCCGGTGCTATCTGTGTAAACAGCAAATGCGTTAGTAGCCAACGTCACGGTATATCCCACAGTGCTGCCGTCCACCAGCATCAGCGTGGTTCCGTTGTCAATCATTGAAACCATAGAGGTGCTGGTGACCAGAAGAGTTCCCAACAGCTGCAGAGCCCAGTTACTCTTTATCAAATAAAGACCCTGTCCAATGACGCAATAACCTACGCCATTGCTCGCAGTATACATCCCGCGCCCTTGACCAATAGGCACGTTAGAGACATAGAGAGAAAAATCCGAATTAAAATCGGAATTAAAATCTCCCGCGCTATTCTGCGCGCCCAGCGGCACAAGCCCCGGCCGCTGATAATGCGTCATTGGTACTGGAGAAATCCCTTTCGGATTATTCTCCGGGTAAAGATTAATCGCCCGCTGGGCATTAGCCCCGACCCAGCGGGCCGAATACGCACCACCAATGAGGGGAAGACGAGCCACAGCAAACACCCAAAGCCGGAGAAAAAGAAACCAAGGGCAGGGATATCCACCCTTGGCTGTTGATTGTTAGGCAGAAAGCAGCTGCTTCCACACCCCGGCCTTGTAGCAAGCATAAATCGCCACCTTGCCTGAAGCCTGGGTCACACTCGCCGCACCCGTGGCACCGACAGAACCGGAGGCCAAAATAGTGTCCAGCGCAGCGTTCTGCGGATTATAGCTACCAAACACGGCCAAGGTATTGGCCCCGTTGTTATTAACCACATACTCCACTCCCGGCGTCGCCGCAGGCAATGCGATAGAATCACTGGCCGTCGCCACGGTGTCGATTTGAGAGTAGTTATTAACCACAATCGGCGCACCAGCGAGGCCACCACCAGCAAGCGCAGTGATTCCGTTCTGATAGCTGTAGAGATCATTCACCAGGGTAAGCAGGTCAGAGCCGTCGATCATCCGGTAACCTGGGATAAACGAGCGGAAGAAGGATATGAAAGAGTTGGCCATTTAGATCTCCTGATCTAAGGTTAGGGGTTTGTCAGAGGGTGGGACCAGACAGCTTACCGGCGAAACCTTTAATAACTTCTATCCGAGAAGATATTATAAAGGCCCGGACGAGTCAGCTGTTCTGGCATCGTCAAGCGGGAAATTTTAGTATTAGCCCCCCGCAGGGCATTCAAAGAGTCTTTTGCAAGACCCGGAAGCGGATCACCAAGATAAGTCCCGATAGAAAACATGCTTCGCAGCCGCACGGCCAGATTCAGCACTATCGCGTTGTAGTATTCATACGGGAGTGAGATCTGCGTGGCCAAGCTGGCAAATTTTGTCGGCAGCTGCTGCTTGACCACAATGCCCACGCCGTAGATATTAGCCGTAGGAATAGGCCAAGGATAAAGCGCCCCTAACGGCCAACCCGGATCATAAAACACGCATTGCGTCCAACTGGAAAGGGTCTTCAGCGTGAGCCGGGAGTAGTCTTCCATCGAGATCAGCAGTTCCAGCGGATAATCCACCGGGTTCACCCCGCCGCCCTGATACTGACGTAAAAATGCAGCTTCAATCTTATCCGGGCGAGCAGAGCCAGCGCCGGTGTCATAGTACCCACCGGGGCCGACGGAATAGCTTTGCAAGCCGGTGCTAGGCAGCAGCAACGTCACCAGCTGGTAGACCAGCCACCGCTTACGTTCCCATTCTTGCAACATCCATTGCAGTCTGGCCCAGCTATTGGTAGTATCCTGCTGCGTCGGGCTCTGCCCCACACCAACAGCGCCACATTCAGTCAACGCGGCATTAATGAGGTCTCCAACAGTGGTTGAATCAGGCAAAAGCTGGGACATGATGAAGACCTCAATCTTGAGTTAATTACTGCTTACCGAGCTTAGCCAGCGGACTAGGCTCGACAGCTGAAGGCCGAGGACCTGAAGCCCTTGCCTTTTCCGCTTCCAGCGAGGCGATTTTAGCTTCCAAGTCCTTAATTCGGGAATCGGAGCTAATCTGCGGAACCTTTTTCGGGTCCATGCCGGGACGTGCAGCCATAGCTTTAGCCGGGTGATCCCACCAGCCATCGGCTTCCAGCTGAGCTCCTTCTTCCGCACTGTTCGCAACCTTGCTGATGATTTCTTTCTGCTCTCCCAGCAACACCGGACCGCGAATTGTATCCACCCATTCACCTGGGTTGATGACATTTTCCTCTCCCAGAGGATGATAGAACATCTTGGGAAATTGCTGCGGTCCGGCGTAAATGCTGTTCCCGTCAGAGTTTTTCGCACTGACGTTCGCAGGGTTTTGGTCAAAAAGCCCCTTCGCATCCATCGCGTGATATACGGTGTGCAGTCTGTTCTGTGCCATTGTGAGTCCTTTGGAATTTAGCGCCCGTAATGCCCGGAATGGGCCTGTTTCACCAGATGATGATGGATGCCTTTATGCACCTCCTCCATGTGGTGTTTTTTCGCCACGTCAGCCGCGACAAATTCTTTCCCTACCGCTTGCGGCACACCAGCTACACCACCCTTGGTGTGCGCGGCAGCTTCCATCAGCCGATGCTGTGCAGGAGACTTACTGGGCATCAGCAGTTACCTCCCCAGCTTCCAGCTGTTTAGCTTCGACCTCAATTTCCGCCGGCTTGTCTTCCACACGAGCGACAAAAGCTTCCACTTTCACCACTTCATTGTGGAAATCCAGTTCCAGCTGGTTGATCTCTTCTCTGGTTTTTTCCACTGCAGCGGTCAGCGAAGGAGGGACAAACTGTCCCCCCAACGCCTCGAGCGCAGACCAGAACCCATCATGTTCGGTTTTGGTCATTAGCTTTTGCTCCTTAGACGATATCCGCCACGACAACGGCCCACTCAGGACGAACCCAAAGATAACCGTAAAGAACGTCCAGTCGAGTGATGAGCTGATCGGTGCCGATGAAGTAGTCGGTAATCATACGCATCGACACGCCGTCGAACTGCTCACGCGCGGCTTCATGAACTCCCTTGGGGATTTCAAGATCGGCAGTGGCCAGCGTGACCGCTTCCGGCGCATAGGCGAAGTTCTTGCGGTACTGGGTGCTGGCCGCAAGACCGGACACCGGGTTAACCGCAGCGCCGTTCACGGGCGAAGCCGTAACCGTCTGATACTGCACAGCCTGACCACCCTGAGCCGGAACGATGGCGGGGTAGATGCTGATGCTGGTCGCACCAGAAGCCGCCGTCGCGGTGACGGCAAACTGACGAAGTTCACCAGTGCTCTGCTTGGTAATGCGGTTAACCGCATACACGCCGGCAATGGTGATAATATCACCCACGTTCAGGCCAGCCGCAAGGCTGTTGACCGTGATCGACAGACCGGTTTGACCAGCGCCATTGACGGTAGCCGAGCCCTGCGCGAGCGCCCCGTTGGTATGGGTGATCGTGGTCTGATCCTTCATCCAGATGAAACCCAGCGCGTCATACATACGGCCGGTGACATACTGGCGAGAGATCTCGCTCGTCGGGTTCAGCAA